GAACTGCCATTTAGATTTGGAACTGCTTGTTTCTATGAGTTCTATATGATGCTAGATTCTGCTAATAAAGAAAAACTAAATAAATACATTATTAATCACAAATACATTTACTAATATGGAAAGCTATGAAATTGCTCTTGAAGACATCTCGAATGAGTTCGAGGTTGTGTTCATCTAATCAAGATTAATCTGATGAGTAAAGGTTTAAACACCTACGAAACTATCACGAAATACGTTGCGAACACCTGAAAGAGTGGTGGATGTGTGCGAGAAGTGATAGTCATTAATCACAATAAAAACTATCAATTATGAGTACAGTAAAAACTATTAGTATTGAGCCTGAAAACGATATGAAAATAGCTATGAATGTAGCTAATAAAATGTTTGACAATAACACAGCAATATCTCCAGCAGAATATTCAATGTGTATCAGGGTTGCAAAGCTAACAATACTAGAGATGGAATCTAATAATCTAACCTCTTATGAGGGTACGATTAACAATGCTTAACCATTATAACTGATGAGGATTTAAAATCCGAAACACCTACTAGTTAGGTGTCTTATAATAATCACAATAAACTATCAAATTATGAAAAAGTTAAATTTATCAGAGTACACCTCATTCAAACAATTTGTTGATGAGTATCTTCCATTAGAAATTACTACAGATGATTTCAGTGGGCTAGATTATATGATTCACTCACAGGAAACTGCTGACTCTTATGATGTCTTTGTTTTTACAGACAATGTAAGAGGAGGACAAATCAATATACTTGATGATGTGTATTACTATGATGACAATTTAGTTGAAGCTGTCATTGATGCTTTTATGCAAAACAGTTACGCATATAACTTTGAAGAAGATAATCGCATCTACATTGATGAAGACATTTTAGAAATGATTTCAGACAGATGGGATGATGATGAATATCTTAAAAGAGATTTATGCGATACGTGGAACATAGAATATGAAGATTAACTGATGAGAATTTAATATTCGAAACACCTCAAAATGATCTAGAGGTGTCTTAATCAAAACTATCAAAATTATGAATTACAATGAGTATTTTAAGATGTGTCAAGATTTAGTATCAAAGAATACAATCGGACACACTGCAAAACCATCTGCTATTTTAGAGAATATGCATAACACAATGAAAGATATGGCTGTTCCTAAATGCAGTAAGGGTTACACTAGAACAGATTCAAAAAATGCTTTAGAGGTTGTTAAATGGAATCTAGAGTTTCTTGCTAATATTGGCGAGGATTACTTTCACTTCCAGAATGCACAATTTACTGCAAAGACAATTAAAAAAGCACTTAACTTAATTAATAAAATTTAATATTATGAAAATCAAAACTAGTTGCAAAATCGACAGAGGCCTCTTATTAAAACATTTTCCTCAACATAATGAAGAGGAGGTAAATGAGGCACTTAAAACTTCCAAAATAGAAATGCTTTTTGGAATCTTACAATGGACTGCTCTGACTGAAAATCTAAACAGAAAATTAGCTGAAAATGATGAGTATATTGCTAATATCATTTTTGACAAAGAAGAGTTAGAACAAAGGGTAAAAACATTGGAAAAAGATTTAGACATACACGCATCAAAATACCAAAAGTTAGATAAAACTTATGGGTATGTTTGGAACAATGTATTGACTGAAGACCAAAGAGAAACTATTAGGAAGAGGTATTAATTTAAAAATCACATTATGAAACAACTATTAAAAGACATCAAAGAAAATCCTGTAGAATATATAATTAACGTAGTGTTTTTATTATTCTTATTCTTCATATTTTATGTGGGGATGTGGATATTCTATGTTGAGATTAGCTGATGAGGATTCAGTATCCGAAACACCACTTCATGAAGTGGTGTCCTAATCATAAAAACTATCAAATATGGGAACAAGAAGTTTAACACATTTCGAAAATGGTGGCAGAGGTTCTGCTACATTATTAACTATGTATAGACAGTATGATGGCTATCCTGAATCACACGGAGTAGAACTTGCAGAGATTCTGCAACAATACACGTTGACAAACGGAGTAAGCCACAATACTGAATCACAATACGCAAACGGAATCGAAGAATTGACAGCTTTAGCTTTATGCGAGTTTAAACAACAGAATCCACGTGGTAATATTTATGTTCATACACCAAACTGTAAAGATGTTTGGGAAGAATATACATATTTTGTCTATGTAAATAGTGATAACAAAATTCGTATTCAAATGCGAGATTACGATTATCAAATTAAATTTGATGATACAGTAGATGAATTTATTAAAACCTTTAAGAAATGAAAAACAAACCACTGATAAAACAAAAAGATATGGGTTATACACGTGAGTCCGAAGAGGAATTTTACACTGATTTCATATCCTATGTTCGTACTAATTATTACAGGGTATATTGCAATGCAATGGAGTACGCAAGTAAATCTGATGAGGATTAAATATCCGAAACACCTACCTATGTAGGTGTCATTTACAAACCATATAAATACTATCAAATATGAAAACAAACACAGAAACACGTTGGACTGATTTAGCGAAGAAACATCTTGTCGGATGTAAGATTGTTAAAGTACAATATATGTCAGAAGATGAAGTAGATGAAATGATGTGGTACAAATCTCCTTTATGTATGTTAATGGAAAACAAACACGGAGAGACATTTTGGCTATATCCATCTATGGATGATGAGGGTAATGATGGTGGTGCGTTGTTCACTACAATTAAAGGTTACGGAACAATACCAACATTATAATTATGAAAAGTTATAACTTACAATTCGATTGGGAACTGTCCGAAAATAATGTAGTAGAAGTACATTACGAATACTACGTTGAATCAGGAAGTTATGATTCCCCACCCATTGAGGAGATTACAATAGATAAAATGATTCTTAATGGAGATGATGTCACTGATGTCCTGTACAATTATGAAGAAGAGATTATTGATGCGATTATTATGGATGGCGAATACAATATAGAATCGCCATTGAACGCATCCTGATTTGTAGTGTGTGATTCTGCCTTACCTCAACACAGTAAAACGTGTTGGGGTTTTGGTGGTAGAAACCTATAACAAATAACAATTATGAAAAACAAATTGACTCCTTTTCAAGAGGAACAAATGATTCATTTATGTAACAAAGTTTTGGAATACATTTATGAGCCTGAATTCACTGATTATAATGAAAGACATAGTGTCGAAGAAGAAGTGTTTTCGCAAGAGTATGAAGATGAACTCAATAAAAGTGACCATATATTTAAATACATATATGCGTTAGAAAAAATAACTGAGTCATATAAATATCTTGATGAGATTTTTTAAACAGATTAACTGATGAGGATTAAATATCCGAAACACGAGAGGTGCAAATGACAAACCACGTTGGTAGATTATTACTCTTGTGTCTTAATCAAAACAAACAATTATGAAAATACTTGAACTATTTAGTGGCTCACGTAGTATAGGCAAAGTTGCCGAACAGCGTGGCCACGAGGTATTCTCTGTTGATAATGTAGCGTACCCTAACACAAATTGGGTGGGCGATATTATGGATTGGGACTATCGTATGAATGAAATCAATGTAGGAACATTAGATGAGTTGTGGATTCCTGATGTCCTTTGGGCATCTCCACCCTGTACTGACTTTTCAGTAGCCTGTATAGGCAGAAAGTGGGTTTCAGGAGAGAATTTTACACCACGTGATCCTGACATGATCGGGCTAAAAATCTTCGAGAAAACATTAGAAATCATTTCTAATTATCTTGATAAGAATCCCAACCTTTTATGGTACGTAGAAAATCCACGAGGTAAAATGAGAAAAGCACCTCATTGGACTGAACTAGAACATAGAAGAGAAACAGTTACCTATTGTCAATATGGCGACTCAAGAATGAAGCCTACAGATATTTGGACTAACGATATGGGCTGGACTCCACGTGCAATGTGTAAGAACGGAGACACGTGTCATACTCCAGCACCACGAGGAAGCCAAACAGGGACACAGGGACTGAAAGGTAATCACGAGAGAAGCAAGATACCATCAGAATTATGCGAAGTAATTCTAGTGTCTGCAGAAATAGAACACGAACTTAAATAACATTATATGAAAGTAAAAGAACTAGTAAAAATGCTACAGGATTGTGAATTTCAGGATGCAGAGATTCTGCCTGTAGCAAACCTAACAAAAGAAAATATTCCTGACAGAGATGTTATCCTCGACACTATAGAAGTGTGGGAGGATGGAGGTGACTCAAGCATCACCCTGTTTTTAGGAAGAGATAACTATTAAAATTTAAAATTATGAGAATAAAAACTGAACGTTATATGTCTACATATGGCTTTGTGTCAGCAAACAATTTAGAAAAAATTGCTGACTTACATTTTGGTAAGGGTTGGGAGGCTGAAGATGATGTCTCCCAAATCCAACAGTTGTGCGACTTAATCGCACCTGACAAATATGTTGTAAATTCTATCAATGGGTTGAAGTATGATGATGATATAGAAGTAAGAGAGATGGATAGTTTTATGAATACAGGACTGTACGAATGGATGAATTACTTTGTTGACTTTGTACAGGAGTACGACAGAAATATTTATAACTCTGCGTGTAAGTATGCAGATAAAATGCAAGAAGATGAGTAAATATGAAGATAAAATGAAAGCAACATTCTATTCCTTTTTAGGTGTAGTAATAACATTCATATTGATAGTATTGAGTAAGTTGTTATAATTTGTTGTTTGTTCTGCGAGTAGCTCGGCACGTAAATGTGTCGGGCTTTTCGTGGTAGATAACGAAACGAAGTTTAATTTAAATTTATTATTATGCCTAATCACGTATTTTGCTCAATAGCAGTGAGCAACAAAGAAGATTACAAACTTCTTAAAAAAATTGTAAAACTAGAAAGAGGGTTGGCTGAATTTATTCTGCCAATGCCAGAGGAATTGTTTAACACTTCATCTCCGACTACTATTATATCTAAGAAAGAGTATCTTGATCAGGAGAAAAAAGCAAAAACAGATAGAATATGGAACAGGGGAATAACTCTTGATATGTCGAACAGTTGGAAAGCTAAATTCGGTGCTGATAATTGGTACACGTGGGCTTTGAACAATTGGGGTACAAAATGGGGTTGTTACGAAAACAATCTTGATGATGAAACATTAACCTATACCTTTACTACAGCTTGGAGTCCTCTTGATGATGATATACTTGATGCCTTTGCAAAACAAGTAAAAGGATTTTCTTATTTTTATGAGGAAGAAACAGGATGGGGTGGATTCAGAGAATATGAGAATGGAGATATTGTTGATAGTGGAGATTATAGTGAGCCTGAATGGGATGACTCAAAAGAATTTGCTATAAACGAGCAGGGAGTCATTAAAGAAATGGAGGGAGTGTACAATCACGAAACCAAAGTAGTAGAGTATGAAGAGGGCTTTAAGTTTCTATGTGAAGTGTCTTACCTACGTAATGAACACACCAATGCTGATGATACCTATGAAGAGGGGTGGTATGAGTGTTATAGTTTGCACGAATACTACGGAAAAACTCTTAAAGAAGTTTTTGAATGGCACTGTCATAAAGATAGAAAAGGAAATCAACCTATAATATTCGGATAACTATGAATGAATTAGAAACTCTTATTTTAAAAGAAAAACTGAAAGACAAACCAAATTATGATTACATAAGATGGCTACAGCAATTGACACAAGAGCATTTTTCAATGCTTAAAAATAAGTCAAACAATAACTTGCATATTCAAAAGTAATTATATAATTTTGCTATCAGTTTTCATAACGTAAATTTTGTTTAATAGAAAGCTGGGGGGATTCGGTTAATATTGCCAATAACTTGTTCGGTTTAAGAAACCTTAATATTAAATGTTTTAGTGTCCCCCCATTTTCTTTAGAACTAATCAATGCCAACACACCTTATTAAAGAATTATATCAGAAAAAATTGTTAGATCAGCATCACAAAAACGTGTTTGTTGATTTAGATAATTACTTTACTTATAGTGGAAAGGTAGAGTATAAAAAAAGATTTGTTCTCCCAAAACCTTACGTACCAAAAACTAAAGTTATAATCAGAAATGATATGTCTAAATATAAATTAAATATTAAAAAATGAATTGGGAATCAGATGATAGAGTTCCACATTATTATGTAGGAACTAATAAAAAAAGAAATTATCAAGCACGATATGTAGTAAGCGATTTTGATTGCACATATAATATCGGGACTGCTGTGACTTACTGCTTACGTAGTTCTAGAAAACACGAAACTCCTGTTGAGGATTTACGTAAAGCTATTGCACATTTAGAATTTGAAATAGAAAGATTAAAAGAAATTAAAGAATGAAGAAAGATATATTTAATAGCTATGCTACAGCTATATCCAAACAGTTTCATTTAAGTTTAGATGAGATGTTTGATAAAAGTAGAAAACAAGAAAAGGTAGATGCAAGACAAATGCTCTACTATCTATGTATGGAAAGGCCTATTAGGGTTTCATATATTAAAAGATTTATGTCTGAAGCTGGATTTATGTCTGAAGCTGGACTTGATGTTCACATCACAACCATAATACACGGATATAAAAAAGCTAAAGAACTTATTGATAATGATAAGGACTACAAAAATATTATAGAATCTATTAATGAAACAGTATAGTTTACAAGAAATATACGAACAGGCTAAACAGGATCATGGCTCTATTCAAACTACTATGAGTAGAGGAGAATCTATAATTAATATACCGAAAACGAATACGAAGTATTTTTTAATGAAGGATGGAAACGTGGGTGCGTAATTACTGCAATGAGCAACTGTAAACACAAGCTTGATTTAATTGAAAATAAAATGAAGATTGAAGTTAACACACGTAAGAACGACAAGCACATCCAGAATCTAAAAACTCGTAGAGATAGTATCTTGAATAGATATGCAAAACACAAAATCAAATTAATTAAATTAAAATAAATCAAATGGGAAAATTAAAAACTGTAAACATCAAAGGTAAGGAGTATGTTGAGGTTAACGAAAGGTTAATCTTTTTTAGAAAGACATACCCAAATTTTTCTCTTACATCAGAAGTGTTGGAGAAAACAGACAAATCAATCCTAATCCTCGCATCTATTATAAATGAAGATGGTAGAGTCATAGCTACAGGTATGGCAGAGGAAGTAAAAGGGAGTACCTTCATTAACAAAACATCTTATGTAGAAAACTGTGAGACTTCAGCTTGGGGTAGAGCATTAGGTAATTTTGGAATCGGTATTGAAACTTCTGTAGCTAGTGCTGAAGAAGTGCAGAATGCTATAGTTAACCAATCAAAACCAACTCCAAAGAAATCTACTGTTAAAACTCAGCAAAAGAAAATAGTTTTAAATATAGGGGATTCTAATTGGACTAATGTTCTTAACTATATAGCAAAGAACAAAGCATTAGGATTAGCGAAGATAATACCACAGCTTGAAACTAAATACAGTATAAAAGCTACAGTCAAAAAAGAATTAGCAAAACATTCATAATGAGTGCTGTTAAAGAAGACATCCTAGCAATGCTGAAGGATGATAGTCGTTACTATGGCGACTATGGTAAACAATGGCTGTCAAACTCTGATGTAAAGATTTTAAATTCTAATCCACAAGAGTTTCATCAAGACATAGAAAAAACTAAAGCTATGTTGGAGGGGAGTTATTTTCATACACTAATGCTTGAGCCTGAAAAATTAAGTCAGTACACTATTGTAGATTCTACAACTAGGAATACAAACAAGTATAAGGAGGCAAAGTACGAAACAAAGGAAGATATTCTTCTGTTACAAAGCGAAGTGGATAATCTACACAAGTGTGCAGATGCAATGAAACAAAACTTTACATTCTTTGAAGACATCTACAAAGAGGGTAATGAGTTTGAAGTACCAAGAGTTAGTCAACATATGGGGTTAAAATGGAAAGGTAAAGCTGATGTTGTATCAGATAACTTATTAATAGATCTAAAGACAACAAGTTCACTTTCACAATTCCCTAATAAAGCACGTGCTTTTGGTTACGATAGTCAGGCATATATATACCAAATGTTATTTGATAAGCCTCTACATTTTTATGTAGTAGACAAGCAAACACAGGCGCTAGGTATATACGAGCCGACTGAAATGTTTTTAGCAAGTGGGCAAGAGAAAGTAGCTAAAGCTGTTATAGTGTATAATAAATTCTTTTCTGAAAATGCAGATGAGGATATAAAACAATACATACATTATGAATATCTTTAAAAAGCTATGGGCAATGTTGCCTAAAAAAACAAAGAAAAATACTATTATGTGGGTTCAAGTTCCAATGTCCTGTAATAGTAGACAAGATAAGGATGATATCATCATATCTACAATTAATCATTTGGAACAAAACATTAAAATTAATAAATCATGTCAGAAAAAATCTATGTAGGTAGTGGAGTTTCCAAGTTTGACGGAGACCAAGTAGCTTGTAGTTTATGTTTATCAGATTTACCTCAAGAGCATATGTTCGAATACAATGGTAAAAAATATGTAAAGCTTATCGTTCAGAAGAAAAGAGAGGCTGATCAGTATGGTAAAACACATTACGTAGCTGTTGACACTTGGAAGCCAGAGCCTAAGAAAGAAGAAGCTGAAGCTCAACCTGAGCCAGACTTACCTTTCTAAGATTAGTGGGTTAGGCTACTATAAGAGTAGGGGGGTTATAAATTTTCCCCTCTGCTCTTTTTTATTCGACTTTAATTACTTACCTTCACATTATCTATACATTATTAACATTTCAACATAAATTCTTGTTATTAATTGTAAATGAGAGGGTTACAAAACACAAAATCAACATAAATTCAACATAATCCAATGAAAATAACCATATTTCAAAACATAAAAGAGACATCACAGCCTTTTTTTGTGGATATTTCAGTTGTTTTAAATCGCATCCAAGAGGGAAAATCAAAAGATTTAGTTAAGAAAATCAGGCAAGAAAAGGATAAGTCTAAACGTAATTTATTGAAGCAATCTTTACCCGCTATATGTTTCAGTGGGCAGTTTACGAAACGAAATGACAACTCATTAAATGTACACAGTGGTATTATATGTCTAGACTTTGATGGATATAAATCTAACAAAGAACTACTACAAGAAAAAGAAAGATTATCTAAAAACAAGTATGTATACTCGGTATTTATAAGCCCTAGTGGAGAGGGTTTAAAGGCTTTAGTTCGTATTCCAGAAGATGTAGCAAATCACAAAGGTTACTTTTTGGCTTTACAAAAACATTTTGATTCTCCACATTTCGATAAGACTTCTAAAAACTTATCAAGAGTTTGTTATGAGTCTTACGACCCCCTGATACACATCAATACGTTGGCTAGTGTATGGGAAGATATTGAGGAACAAGAGTATGAACAGATAAGAAAGCACGTTGATCTACCCACTATTCCTATTACTGATGAAAATAAAATAGTAGACATATTACTTAAGTGGTGGACTAGAAAGTATGGAATGATTGAAGGAGAAAGAAACAACAATGTATATATTTTAGCATCTGCATTTAATGACTTCGGTGTAAATCAAAACCTAGCCGAGTATGTTATTAATAGATTCTCTTCACGTGATTTTCCTTCAAGCGAGGTGCGTAGAACTATACAGTCTGCATATTCACATAGACAAAACTTTGGTACAAAATATTATCAAGATGAGGATAAAATAAATGAAGTAAAAGAAAAATTAAAACGAGGAGTATCAAAAAAAGAAATTAGATCTCAATTAGAAGAGTCCAATATTGAGGTCGGTGTAGCAGATAATGTGATTAACAGGCTTGAGGAAGAACAAGCTAATCATAAATTTTGGACTAAGAACGAAAAAGGTACAATTAAAATAGTACATATATTATTTAAAAACTTTTTAGAAGAAAACGGATTCTACAAGTTTAACCCTGAAGGAAGTAAGAGTTACATTTTTGTTAAGGTAACCAATAATCTAATTGACCATACTAGTGAAAAAGAAATAAAAGATTTTATCCTGAACTATTTACTAGGCATAGATGATTACACGGTGTATAATTATTTTGCAGAACACACAAGATATTTTAGGGAAGAGTTTCTTACACTACTTTCATCCATAGATGTGTACTTTATTGAGGATGACAAAGACACTGCATATTTATATTATAAAAACAGTGCGGTAAAAATTACACAAGACAAAGTAACTATGATAGATTACATAGACTTGGGTGGGTACGTTTGGAAGGATCATGTAATTGACAGAACATTTACTTTATGTGAGCCTAAAGAGTGTGACTATAAAGTATTTATCTCTAATATTTGTGGGGAAAATGACAGTAGAATAAACTCTATGCGTTCTACTATTGGATACTTGCTACACGGTTGGAAAAATTTATCTTACAGTCCAGCTACAATATTAAATGATGAGGTTATTTCTGAGAATCCAGAAGGTGGTACAGGAAAAGGATTATTTATGAATGGATTATCGCATATGAAAAAGCTTGTAGTAATTGATGGTAAGTCGTTTAATTTTGAAAAAAGCTTTGCATATCAATTAGTTTCTGCCGACACTCAAATACTTTGCTTTGATGATGTAAAGAAAGCTTTTGACTTTGAAAGATTATTTAGTGTTGTGACAGAGGGCTTGACTTTAGAAAAGAAAAACAAAGATGCTATTAAGATACCTTTTAGCAAAAGCCCAAAGGTTGCGATTACTACTAACTATGCGATCAGAGGTAAGGGTGCAAGTTTTGAAAGAAGAAAATGGGAGTTAGAATTGACACAGCATTATAATAAAGATTTTACTCCATTAGTTGAGTTCGGAAAGATGATGTTTGGAGAATGGGATGATGATGAGTGGTGTCAGTTTGATAACTATATGATTAGCAATCTTCAGTTATATTTAATGAATGGATTAAT